TCAAAGTCCACGCTGGACACTGTTACGGCGTTTTGGCCTGTAGTGACGTCAGACCTAGACAACTCAGTCCATCCATACATGTTTGGCTGGTAGTGCCTCAGATAACCGTAGCCTTGAGCATTCGGCACGGTAATTGCGTCCGTGCTCGTGGGATCAAACGACCAGACAACGCATGGCGGTGACGCGCCTTCCGCAGCATCATTTGCCTGGCCGTCATAGGCATTCACTCCACCGACAGCAACGTAAGAGCGACTAGAACTGGCTTGTCCGCTACAGACAAATGTTGTTGAAGTCTTGCCAACACCCGCCGATACGGACACACGTGTAGAACCGCCGAACGACTCGTACTGCGGCGTTAGCATCTCAGTCAGCGAATAGAATTTGTAGTTGTTTGGGTCATACGACTTGTAGTTGAGTCCTCTGCATACCGTGACTGGCACTTCGATTGTGAATAAATGCCTTGCAACAACACCTGGCTCATTAAAAAATTTGGCTACGATTTTGCCAGAGCCTGGGTATGAGATTTCGTCTGACTCATACACAAATTCGTACGCATTGGGAAAACCAAAAGGCGTTGAACATCTTGCAAGTGACAACCTGAACGTTCCCGACAGTGGCGATGCAATAATGCCCCACGAATCTTTGTAGGTTTGCCCATACATCGACCGCCATTCTGAGTGACGCAAAAAATTGTTTGAGGCTATTGTGATGCTGACATGTGAAGGTGCGCACTCACTGCATGCACCCCCGCAGCACGCCGAGCATTCTCCACCAAGCATCGCCATAGGTCAGCACTCCGCTGCGATGAGAATCCACTCAGTCCCAACGTAAGCGATGGCACAAGCCTTGGTCCCCGTGCCAGTGACGCTGGCGAAGTAGTTCTGCACGTTCGCATATGTCACGCCGCTCGTCGTGGCGTCGGTGACGGTCTTCGTGCTGCCTTTGTTCCACGGGGCCGAGAACGTGCCACGCTTGATGCCTTGAGCGCCAGCAGAAGCCAGCCGCACCAGCGCCCATTTCCCCGTGCCGGTGCCTGACTCCTTCCAAAGTATGAGTCCCTCGCCAGCCGCTCCAGTTTTTAGCTCTGACGCTGACGCCTTGCAGGCAACGAACTTGTCATCGGCACTGGTGACTTCCACCTTGCACTGCACGACGCCGCCAACGGCCACCCGTCCGACTGCGTTCGCCGCAATCGGCTCCACAGCCACGCACCAGGCCGTCGTGGTCGCGGATGGCGTGCCGCCCGTCAGCACTGGCATTTCCTCCCATGAAGCTGTAGCGCCTCCAGACGACGACGTAGGCGTGATCTCCATGCCCGTGATGGCAAGCACGCCCCAGCGTGCGACGGTCACAGACGGCTTGCAGTACGCCCACGTATACGGCTTCAGCACCGGCGAGCCGGGCGAGCCCTCGGTGCCGGGATTGGCACCGAGCACAAGGTCAGCAGCGTCTTGCGCCCGATTCCACGCACGGGCCGATATCGCCCCGCGTAGCGGCTGGCCCGGCTCGATGCGTCCATCTGGGCGCGACATTAGGTGGTTCCTATGCCGAGCGCCGAGAAGTCAGAATCTTTGTAGACCTTGGACACATACACAGCCTTCGGCTGCTTGAGCAACGCACTGCCAGACACGGCATCCTCATACCGCACCCAAAGGTATTCGTGCCCCTTCTTCTCGATGCCGCTGATGCCTCCGATGGTCTGCCCCGTGACGTTCTTTGACGCCACAAAGCGGAACGACAGCGACCACGGCCCACGACCTTTCTGGTCGTCCCATTCCTGCGATCCGCTGCACCCGACAAACAGAACCTCGCCGGCGTCAAACCCGCGAAAGCTGCCGCTGTTTGTCGTTCCGGTCACGCCAGCCACGCCACGAATCCACGAACTCGTCACGTACGCATTGGGAACGTCGTAGCTTTCCTGCCATTGCAGCTGCGGCACAACAATATCGACGCCGTTGACGCCGTTTGAATCGACGCCGATAGCCCCCGACATGTTGGTTGCGCCAGACGGGAACCGCTTCTCAAAGTCCAGCGTGCCGCCAGACCCGACCGAACATGCCTGCGTGACGTGCTGCGTGCCGCCCGTCGTGTCGAAAGACCTCGCACGCTTCAGCGGCTCGGTCTGCGATGAATCTTCTGCGCCAGCCTTCTCATAGCTGATCGTCAGCTGCCAAGCGTTGTCGCCGAGGTACGAAACGCTGTACTGCTCGGCAAGCAGTTGCATGCCTGTGACGCCTGGATACTGCCAGTACGCACCGTTCGCGCTTATCTCTGCGTTGATCGCGGCATGCAGTTCCGTGTCATCGGCAGTGCCGAATATCTTGTATGACTTAGTGTAGGAAGACGCACCCTTCTTGCCCTTGCGGACAATCGTCGCCTGCCTGCTGTCGCCGTCTTCTACCCACACGAGTGCCATTACGCTGCCACCTTTCCGCCACCCTGGCCGACAAGTTCCTTGACACCCTTCGCCGTGTCCTCTGCTGCCTTTGCCGTGCGCTCTGCCAGCGACGAGCCAAAGCCCATGCCGCCGAGGTTGACCGACGAGAACGTGCCGGCCACTTCGCTCTTGCTCGTCGCAGCGTCAGCACCGGCAGCACCGGCACCAGCCGTCGCAGCCTTCTCGGACGAGGACGATGCAGCAGATGCCACGTTGACCCGAGAGAAGGCAGCGTAGTAGGCGTCGAGCAGTTTTGACTCCATCTCGCCGCTGACGTTTCCACGCTCGATCAGTGCATCCATGCTCGCACCGATGTTCGTGATCTCGTCCAGTGACGACGCAGAGGCGAGAGAGTTCAGGAGTTCAGCAGCGGAGGCGGCGTCCTTCCGCTTTTCGCTTGCGCCGGTCGTGGCGTCGGCCAGCCTGCCCTCTGCCGCCTGGGTCGCCGCACGACGGTCGTCTGCTCGTTGCTGGTTCGCTGCCTGCCGTGCGTCCTTCGTGGCTTGTGCGTCGTCTCGGATTGCTTGCTCTCGGTCCTTGCGATCCTGTTCTGCGTCTTTGTTTTCCTGTTCCGCCTTTGCCGTCCGCCCCTCAATGCCGGGATTTTCCTGCTCCCGCTTTTCCTTGTCCAACGCCGTCTTGTCCTTGATTGCCTGAATGCGTTGTTCTGTGTCCTTCGCACCCGTAACAAAACCCTGCGCCCGTGCCCATGCAATCTGAATGTTCTGCACAAGCGTGTCGAAAGTGTTCATCACGCCGTTGGTGATGTTGTCGAAAAACCCAAGGATGTACGCGCCCATCGTGTTCAAGATGGACTTAGAGTTCGTGTAGATGGAATCCCACGCGATGTAGATGCCCGAGCCGATGTCGGTGAATACGTCTTGGAACGCAGCCACCCACGGATCAACGTACGACATCAACGCTTCAGTGCCACGCAACCAGCCAGCGACGAGACCAGCCCAGAGGATGTCCATCGCACCGGACAAGTCGCCAGCAGCGACGGCTTCGTAGACGCCGTTGAAAGTTGTCGTGGCAGTCGTGGCGAGGTCGCCCAGGACGACGATGCCGTCAGAGACGGCAGTTGAGAATCCGCCAGCGATGGCACCGCCAGCCTCGGTCACGTAGCCAGCCAGCCCAGAGAACGCGCCGGCGATCTGCGGCCCGAACTGCTTGACGGCGACGCCGACGCCAACGGCAGCAGCAGACAAGAGCAGAAGCGGTGCCAGAGGCGCGAGCCACGCAGCTGCTACCGCAGCGGCAGACGCCACAGAGCCAGCGACAGCCATCGCAGTCGCAGCCAAATATGTGCCGATGCCCGCCACCGCAGAGCCGACGAATGCCGCCACGCCACGAGCAGCCGAGCCAAGCCACGCTGCCGACATCGCAGCGGTTGACGCAATCGTCTTGCCGACAGCACCCGTGAGGTTGGCGGCGTACTGTGCCATCCGCGCTGACGCACCCGTTGCCCACCACACGAAAGACTTGTAGGTGAGCGTCAGCCCGCCGACGATGTCGCCGACGAAGCGAGCCATGCCGGAACCAGACACGGCAAACATTGCACCACGCAGAGCACTCGACGCCATCACGACGCCGTTGAGTCCTCGAATCGTTGCAGAAAAGAATCCAGCGCCAGCAGCGATTCCGCGATTGA